CTTCGGCGGGATCGACCACGCGCATGAATTCGGACATGACGCGATAGGGCGTCATCGGCTGCTCCGCGCTGGTCAGCTTTGCGTGCCACCGGCCGAGCCAGGCTTCCCGTTCCGCGGCTAGTTCGGCGGCGGGTGATCGGTTGGGACGCTTGCCGCCGAGCCGGTCTTTCACGGCTGCGACCACGCTGCGCAGGGTCAGTTTGGCGTCGCCCAGCAGCGCGACATCCGTTTGGTATGATTTGTTCAGGTCGCGCGGGTCATTTGTGGCGTGAATGATCGCCACATTCGGGGGAAGGGTCGGGGTGGACAGTTGGTGTTTGGTAAAGCCGCAGCCGATCCCGAATATAAGATCCGCCCTGGTGTGCAAAAACAGGCGGCCTGGTCCGTTGAACGTGTTGCCCCCGGATCCGAGAGCCAACGGATGATCTTCGGGAAAGGCGCTTTTGCCGTCCACCGTCGTCATGACCGGCGCCTGCAGAAGGTCAGCGAGCGCTGTCAGTTCGTCGGATGCCTCGGCGTAAAGCACGCCCTGACCTGCAAGGATCATCGGATTGGACGCCGCGAGCAAACGTTTCGCGGCCTCGTCGACGTCGCGGTCGTTGGGCGCGGAGATGGTCGGGATGATCGGGCGGTATGAGGTTGCCTCGTCGCCGGTGTCGAGTCCGACGATGTCGCGGGGGACCTCGACCATGACGGGTCCCGGCCGTCCATTCTTCAGGGCGTTGAACGCCCGGCGCATGGCGGCTGTCGTTGCTTCGGGGACGATGATTTCCTCGGCCTGTTTGGTGACCGAGGCGTAGGTGCGGCTGGACCTGAAGGTGGGAAACACCTGGGACTGGTCGCGGGCATGCGCCAAAGGCAGGAAAAGGACAGGAACGCTGTCTGAGAAGGTGGTGGCGATGCCGGGAAAGGCGTTCTCGGATCCCGGACCGTATTGCATCATGAAGACGCCGGGCGGCTTGCCGTTCGTCACCCGAGCGAAGCCGTCGGCCATGTCGACGCCGACCCTCTCCTGCCGGCAGATGATTGGGCGGATGCCGGCGGCGACGGCGTTTTCGATCAGCGAGGTGGTCGGAAAGCAGAACAGGGTCGAAATCCCTTCTCGCTTGAGGATTTCAACAATGGCATCTGCGCACCTCATGCGACGTCCCCTTCTGGTTCCCAGTTGCCGCCGACCGTAGGCTCGGTGGCGGCGAAGGGGAAGGGCGGCGGTGGCGGCTGGGGAGCGGTAGCCAAGGCGAGGCTGGTGGTTACTGCACCACGAACGAAGCCGAACTGACGATGCGCGCGCTGCCGTCGAGACCCTCGGCCCATACGTACCAGGTGCCGGCGGTGGCGGGCGCTGCCAGATAGGCGCCCCACAAATTCGAATTCACCGGTGTGGCAGCGGTCCATGTTGCTGGAGGTACCGCAGCCGACTGGGAGAAGCCGAACTGGATCGCCGCCGAGGCGGGGGAGACCTGGGCGTTCACCCCGATGGCCCCGCTGCCATGGGTGTAAGGCCCGCTCGGCAGGAGATTCCATGTGATTGAACTGACCGATTGAGTGGCCGCCTGCGTGACCGCCGTGACCGTTGCGGAGGCCGGTCCGGTGCCGGCCGCATTTGTCCCGGTTACTTCGAAATCGTAGCTTGTGGCGGGCTGCAGAGGGGTGATGGCGGTCGCCGCGGTGGTGATCCCGGTCACTGACGATGTCCAGGCCGAGGAACCGGTCACGCGGTACTGAACCGTAAAGCTCGTTGCGGCGGAAGCTCCGCTTTGCGCAGCCCAGCTTAGTTGGATTGCGCTGCTCGACGTGGGCGTAGCGGTCAGCCCGGTAACCTGTGCGGGTGTTGTTGCCTGGCTGGAACCGGCGGTGGTCAGCGTCAGGATGGACGAGGCGGCGCCGGTCCCTGATGCATTCTGCGCCAATACTGTGATGTCGTAGCTGGTCGCGGCCTGAAGACCGGTGAGTTGGTAGGTTACAGCGCCCGCAACTGACGGACTGCTGGTCCACGAGGTCGTTCCGGTGACGCGATATTGCACGATATACGAGGCCACCAGTCCGCCGCTCGACGGCGCCTGCCACGACAACGCGACGGTCGAAGCGGTCGCTCCCGAGGCCGTGACGGTCTGCACCTGCCCCGGCAGGGTGACCGTGGAGGGCGCCGCCGGCATCGCCGCAAACGCGATCGTACCCGCGGAATAGGAGACGCATGACAGTGTCGCCGACTGCCAAGGCGTGAGCGCCAGATTTCCGCTGGAGGTTACAAAACCGGGCCCCAAGGTCAGATTGCCTGTGCTCGCGTTGAGCACCGAGCACTGAAAGCCGTTGCCCATGTCGGCGGTCAGGGGGATCAGAGTGATCGGCTGGCTGCAGATCAGCAGGCGCCCGTTGTGAAGAGTGTTGTCTAGAGTGGTGTTCGTCGTGATCTCAACAACCGGGGCTGTGTAGGTCGGGAGCTTGTTGGCGATCCATGTCCAGACCGCAGCAAAAGTTTGACTGGCCATGACGTTGCTACCCTGGGCAACCCATGTGGTGTCCGTGTCACTCGCGGCCTTGGCGGTCTGGGCCTGGTCGATCGTTATGCCGTCGAGCAAGTTGCCATAGGTTATCGCGCAGTTGGTTCCGGACTGGCTGGCGGCGACCAGATCCTGGGCCGACAGTTCGGCGACGACCGGCAGCGCGGCGATGGGCTGCTCCGCGGTAACTGTGCCCGTCGTGCTGAGGCTGCCGGTCGCGGAGATGACGCCATTTGCGTCGATGCCGACATTCGAGCCGGCCGAGAACAGACCGCGCAACAAGGAGGTCTGCATCAGCATCGGACTGCCCTGATTGGAGATGACCAGATCAGAGGCGAGCGCAAGGTTGGGCGTCACCGGGAACCCGGCCACTTCCATTCCGGTCGCAACAAGTGTGCCGCCGGAGAGGTGCAATCCCGTTCCGACATCGACCTGCTCCGGACCGCCCGACCCGACGCTGATGCGCCCGAGCAGGGAGGTTGAGGCCAACGTCATGGTCGGCTGAACCGACTCCAGCAGGGTGCCCACGGAGACGGCGCGAAGGTCACCCGCCTGGCTGATCGGCACCTGATCCGTGGCCGAAACGGAAGCGGCGGCCGGCAGTTGGGATATCGTTGGCATCTATGATCTCGAATTTGGGATTGGCAGGTTCGGCAACGCTGTCAGGCGCTGACGACGCTTCCGCTGCATGATGAAATCCAATGCTGGCCGTCGAAAAATGCTTCCACGCCGGTTCCGACGCCGGCGCCCTCGGTTGGCTTTCGTCCGTTTGACACGAAGGCCTTCGCCCCGGCGACGCCCCCGCCGGGAAGATTGGCCACAGTATAAGACTGCAAAACAATGGGACCTAAAAACCGCGGTGATACGGCGTTGACCCAGAAAATCTCGTGCCAGGCAGAAGTACCGTCAGAAACGATCTGATACCGGTCATTGGTGTGCAAGGTGATTGGCCCGGAGTCGATCGTGTCCGTTCCGCTCGGCACGATACTGACGGGGCCTGTCGCAGGAACAGAAAAAGTGAACCCGGTCCCTGCGGCGACCTTTGCCGCCGGCGGCAACGTAATGGCATAGCCGCCACTGCCCGCGAGGAAAATAAGGTTGCCGGAGATATAGTTGGGCAACGTTTGCGACGACGCATACACCTCTGTCGTCCCAACCGAAATTCCCTTTCCAACGACGTAAGAGAGAGTCCCTTGGTTCCACCGCAGCGTGTTGGTCGTGCTGTCGTAGTTTAAGGTATAGCTATTTGTATTTTCGAAAGCGATCGCCTGGCCGCTTGCCATCTTTATGACAGGCGCTTTGTTAAGGGACGTTGCGTTCGTCGTATCGATCACCGCATTCGAGAACGGCACGCCGATTGTGTAGACTGTCTTCACACTGCCTGATGAGCCGGTAAAGAGGTAGACACCGACGACGGTTGTCAGTTCGACCGGTAGGCCGGAGGTGTTGTTCTGACCGATCACCAGACTTTGGATGGTTCTGCAGTTGGCATCGTCCGGGCCATTGCCGAACCAGTCCATTTCGACCGTCAGCGATGCGCCGGTTACACTTGATGGCTGTCCCGTGGTGTCTCGATACTCCAGACATGCGGCCCAGAGCTGTGGCTGCGGCAGGAAAGTGCCATTGGTGGCGGAGGTCGGTGTCTGCCGCAAGGTCTGGATATAGCGGCTGACATGCTGCGCGGGGGTCGCCGCGGTGGGGGTTTGGGTTCCCGTCCAAACCAGTCGATCGAGCCCTCCCCAGACGTAGTTGCCGGGGCTGCTGTAGATGATCGTATCAGCGCGGACGTTCGCTATGACGGCGCCGTTGGCCCCGCCGCTGTGACTGACAATGTAGGACGACTGATTGACCGCGAAGTCCGACACCTGCGAGGAACCCTGAGACGTCGTCAGGTTCGATTGGGTGTTGCCGATGACGAAGCCGGGTAACGCCAATGATCCGGGTGCGCCCCCGGTGGGGATTGCTGCTGCCAGCGGCGTTCCGTCCGGCAGCGCGGTTCCGGCAACCTCCCACCTGACGCGCTTGGTCAGTGTGATGCCCCAGTTGGACGGTGGTTGCAATACGGTTATGCCGCTGGGGACATAGATTGTCGCCCCGGCTGCGGCATTCTGGTACGCCGCCTTGAATGCAGCGGTATCGTCTGTGACACCATCGATCTTGGCATTGTACGGGGGAAGCATGACATTGATCACCCCCGCTGAGTTCGGATTTGCGTCGACGTAGGACTTGGTCGCCGCCTGCAGCGGTGCGGTCGGAACGCCGGGCAGTGTCAACGCGCCGGTAAGAGTGCCTCCCGAACCTGGCAATGCGGTTGCGACCTGACCATCGACGTATTGCTTGGTTGCCGCATGCAGCGCGGCGGAAGGCGCTGTCGCAAGGGACAGTGTCCCAGTCAGCGATCCCCCTGCTATAGGCAAAGCTGTCGCTACCTGTCCGTCCACATAGTGCTTTGTTGCAGCCTGTGGCGAACTGGTCGGATCAGAGGCCAGCGTAAGCGCCCCGGTCAGGCTGCCACCCGCCCGCGGCAAAGCCGTGAGCACCTGTGTGTCGACATAGTTCTTTGTCGCGGCCTGGGTAGAGGTTGTCGGATCCGAGGCTAGGGTCAGCGCGCCCGTCAATGTGTCACCGGTGCGCGATAGCTTCAAATCGGCATATTGCTTTGTCGCCGCCTGGTTGGGCGTTGTCGGTAAAGCGGCAAGAACAACCGGGCCGGTAAATGTGCCGCCCGACGTTGTTACTGCCGTCAGAAACTGGGTGTCGATATATTGCTTCGTAGCGGCTTGTAGCGGGCTTGCGGGATTGCCCGAAAGGAACAGAGCGCCGCTCAGCGTGTCGCCGTTGCGATTTACGCGCAAATCGACGTATTGCTTGGTAGCCGCCTGTAGTGCGGAAGCCGGGTCAGACGCCAAAAACAGCGCGCCTGTCAGGGTAGCTCCCGACCGCGCTATCGACCCGGCAAACTGGGAATCAACGTAGTTTTTGGTTGCCGCCTGGGTTGCGATGGTCGGGTCCGATGCAAGGAAAAGAGCGCCGGTCAGGCTGTCGCCGGCGCGCTGCACCTTCTGGTCGGCATACTGTTTTGTCGCCGCCTGGGCGTTGCTGGTCGGATCTGAAGCGAGATAAAGACTTCCCAGCAGCGTGCCGCCGGTTTTCGGCAAGGTCGTGGATACCTGTGTGTCGACGTAATTCTTGGTAGCTGCCTGCAGCGCCGACACGGGGTCAGCCGCCAGTGCAAGCGCACCGGTTAGCGTGTCGCCCGTGCGCGCCAGTTTTTGATCGGTATAATGCTTGGTGGAAGCCTGTTGAGCGGTGGTTGGATCTGTATTTAACAATAGTGCGCCGGTCAGCGAGCCGCCGCTGACGGGCAAAGCATTCGCCGCAATGGCATCGGCATAAGATTTCGTCGCAGCATCCAGCGGGTTTTGCGGCGTTCCATAGAGTGTCAGCGTGCCCGAGAGCGACCCGCCGAGCAGTGGCAAGGCTGCCGCGGCGCTTTGATCGACATAGGCTTTGTTGGCTGCCTGCGCCGACCCGCTGGGAGCCCCGGAAAGCATGAGGGCGCCGGTCAATGTGCCGCCCGACAACGGCAGCATGTTTGCGGTCAATTGACCGAGCGTCTGGCTCCTGCCCGCGCCCGTCGGTGTCACCAGAGCCTGGGACACATCAATGTTGGGCACGGTTGCAATACCGTTCAGCAACTGCCCGTATGTGACAGCCACCACCGTCCCGGCCTGTGACAGGGAAACAAGGTCGCCACTGGCCGGCACCGTTCCGCTCGGAAGGTTACCGATGACAAATGGTGATGCCGCGGCGGATAATATCGTGCCATCAAAACTAAGGTTCTGACCGATCGTGATGGCTTCAGGGGTGCCCAGCAGGGTGCCGGAGTTCCCAAGTAACGACACGGCCGGCACGACGAGCGCCGTCTGGACACCATTCAGGACTTGGGCACGCGTGACTTTACGCGCAATACCCCCCTGACTGACAATGAACTCGTCGGCGTCGGACGCCGAGGAGGCGGACGCAAGCTCGTCAATCGTAGGCATAAATCATCATTCTCCGGTGACCTGCGCTAACGGCAGGTCCTGACCGCGCTAACGGGCGAGTGGAAACGGTGCGGAAAGTAGCGGACCGGCAAGTCTAGGTGGTCAGGACCGGATTACCATTTTGATCGGTCAGCATGACGCCGGCCGCAGTCACGATGGCGCTAGGTGGGATCACCGGCACCGAAAGCAGAAGGACAGGCAGAAGCACGCTTCTGTGCAGACAGCGGCCATTTATCGTCGTGACGGCAAAGGTGATGGTGTAAATGGTCCCGGCTTGCCCGCCCGTCAGCCAAAGGACGATACGGCTTCCGTCGGCCGTTGTGCTCTGCAGTTCCAGATCGCCCGGATTGGAAGGGGCAATGCTGACCTGGGCGGTGGCAATTCCGTCGCCATCGTTGCCGACGATAGCCGGCCCGATGTCCAGAATATAGTCCAGTATATCGCCCGGATCTTTGGTAGGCCAGTTCAGTGGAGGCGGTGCGCTGGCGCTTGAACCTCTGGGAACCGGAACGAATGTATCAATGGCTACCAAACGGGCTTGGCTTGGTTTCCAGACATGGCTCAACGTTGTTGACATGGGGGCACAGTCCGATCCGCAGCTTTGTATTGACTAATAACGAACGACTACCAGGCCGCCGCCGCCGGCGGCGCCGTTGTAGCCAGTGCTACCGGTTCCCGTGCCGGCACCTGAAGCGCCTCCACCGGGGAAGAGGCCAGGGTTGCCTGTCGACCCGCTGTTCTGGGCACCTCCCATGGGTGCCGCACCCCCCAAACCGCCTTGCGGTTGCAAGCCCGCCTGTCCAGCGGAGCCGGAAAAGCAGACATCGCCAGTGGTGCCCACGCCCGGCGGAGTCGCGCCGTTTTCGGGCTGCACGGTGCTTGCCTGTGAATTCAAACTGCCGCCGGTTGCAATCGCAAACTGGCCGAAACTGGAAGCCCCGCCCGCACCGGCGGATTGGCCCCCGGTCGTGCCGCCGGCCCCACCCGCACCAACCGTCACCGGGATGAGCTGGCCGGGGACCAATCCTGTGACCAGCTTTCTCGCGTATCCGCCGCCAGAGCCACCGCCGCTTGGCAGACCAGACACGGAGGCGTAACTACCGGATCCGGCTCCCCAAACCTCGACCTCGACTTGTGTTACACCCGCTGGAACCGCGAATTCGCTGCTCGTCAGGAAAGTCTGCACGCCGGAACCAAAACCGGGGCGTAGCGAGGGCAATTTCCATGTCAGGAATGGCGCCGTGGGAACGATGCCGATGTTTCCGGTGGAGATCAGGGTCTGTCCGTAGGCGACGCTGATCTGATACAGGCCGATCCAGCCGCTGTCTGCAACCGGCGTCGTCTGACTTCCGGTGTTGCCGGGAGCGCCCGGCTTGAGCTGTAGCAGCACACGCTGGGTCCGAACGGTGTTTTGGGCAGTGCCTGAATTTCCCTGGCCGCTGAATGACTGCGCAGGATTGCTGGCATTGTAGTAAGGCAGTACAACAGGGTTGCTGTCAGCCTCCTGAAAGGTCGCCTCAATCAGATAGTTGATCGACTGCCCAACGCTGGTAGGCGCGGTAAGCGTGAATGTTGTCGATGTCGCATTGATCCCCATCTTGACAATCTGGTCTGTTGCATCGGCCGGGATCGAGCCGTAGGCAAGCTGGTCGATGGCACCAATTTGCGTGATACTGCCGGGGCCCACTGCGATATTCATCGATGCCGGCGTCGTCGGCTGGCAGCTCAAGCCGTCGACGACGGTATTTGTGCCAAGTATCGCCTGCGCGAGAAAGCCCAGTCCTATCATGGTGTTTCGGTTCACAGACAAAAGGTCTGTGTCCAACGGGATGCTACCCGGATAAACGATATTGCGGTCCATTTAGCTGTTCACCACTTTCGGGACGGGTTTAGCTGATCCGCAGCCAGGCAACTGCGTTCAGAGGCAGCAGGCTGCACAGTGTTGATTGAATGTCCTGGTCCAAGACAGTTCCGGGAAGAAGGGCAAGATCGACATAGCTGATCGCTCCTTCTCCGTATGCGCCGTTGGGCGTGCCATAACCGGCGAGCAAGCCGACCCCTGGCGTTGGGGGCCGCGCCGCGGTGATGAAAAACTGCATGGGCAGTGCGAGATTGCCCCAGCCGCCCATCTGACCATAAGCCAGCCCCGTCCCACGAATGGGCGAGCCGCCGGCCACGGCCCCGTAGGACCCGGTATCCATGCAGTTGGCCGGCTCGAAGATCAGAGGTTGCGCGCCAATGAGCGCTTCCATTCCGGCTGAGACGGCTGAGCGCGTTGCCGCCTCCCGCAGCAGGGAGGCCTTGATGCGGGTACGGAAGCTGAGGTCGGTCTCGCTCAATTTTCGGCTAAGAGATCTGCCGAAGAAATCGTAGGCGATAAGATCGAGCCAGCTATCGGTCGCCGTTCCAACCCGGGTCTGGGAGATGACATAGGTGATCATGCTATACAGCCAAACCCAGGGCGTCGCGATGCTCTGCAAAATCGCTGAAAGATTTGGGCTTTGTTCAGAAAACCATCCCTTGGGCAGGACTGCCCGCAGGCGCGAGACCATATCCGACAAGTCACCCGTCATTGACTGAAACCGTTATTTCGCCAGCCTTGATCACGGTCAGTGCGGGCGGCACAATGTCGGCCGGCCCGTCGTTAAGCTGGATGTTGCTGATGTTCTGAACTAGGGAAGTTGCAAGATATGAATTCTGGGCGACCCGCGTGAGCGAGGCGGCGGCGCCAATAGGAAGGCTGTTCAAATAGACGGCGATCTGGTTTTGTATAGCGGCGATCCCCGAAGTCGCACTTTGTGCAGTGGCAAATGTGGCAGTTAGCGAAACCTTCACGCTCAGGACTTGCGGCGGTATCACCGCGAACGTGGTGCCAATCGGTCGGACTGCGTCGACCGCAGTGGCAACGCTGGACAACAGGTCATTGGAGGGGTGTCCGGTTCCGTCATCGACGACCACCAGGAAGGCGCCGATCTGTGGTTGTCCTCCTCCACCCGTGTTCTGCTCCACAACAAAACTAAGACCCTGCTTGACACCGGCGATCGCGTTTTCGAGGGCATTGAGCGTGGCCAGCGAACGGCTTGCAATATAGCCTTGAAATCGGTTACGAAACGCTTGGTCGGGTTCGGCATCCTCACCGTTTGACAGCGGATTCCCGTTGCTCACCAGATCAACCCCAGGGAGCGAGGCTGCGATCACGGTAATCGTGCCGGCGAGCACGTTGCCGACCGAACCAGGCGTTGTACAAATGACCGGTAGATCGGCCGACGCTACGCTTCCGGGAATTACATATGCTGATGCAGATGATTGCCAAATTGGCAGGCTGCTCTCTTCGGTCACCGCGAAACTCAGCGAGCCGTCCGCTGTTTTAACAAGGCTGCCCACCGGGATCGTTGCCGGCAGGTTGGCGGCGAACCTCGAGAATGTTACCATTCCGGTCGACGGTGAAGCAGCGAGGCGACTCAACCCAAAATCCGCCATCCATGAATCGAGATCGCTGCCAGTCGAGGTTGACGCACGAGTTGTCTGTAAAACCTGTAGTACAAGCCACTGCAGCCATAGCACAACGGATGCGTTTGCTTCAAATATTGCCCGAATCACAGAGCCGACGGAGACATCCACCAGGGTCGTCGCCGAGCTCTGCAGTGCGGCGCCCATATCCTCGATGAGTTGAGCGAACCCCTTAAGACTTAAGTTCATATCTTACTACCCAGTCTTGAGGCTAAATGTAACCGACTGCTGCAATGTTGGGTCCGTATAGGTGATGTTTGCAACTACATACCCGTTCGTTGCATCCACCACCGTCGTCGTGACCTGAGGCGCCGGTGTCGTCGGCACCGAGGTTTCTAACAGCAGTTGATTCAGGATCACCGCCTCGATGTCGGCTGCTTTGGTGGCGAGACCCACGAACTGGCCCAATCCGCCACCGTAATCAAGGTTCCAGATATAATCGCCGGCGTTGGTGAGTAAGCGACGGCAGACGCGCTGACTGACCGCGTCGGAACCCGCGGCGAGCGCAAGGTCTCCACCATTGCCAACCACCAGGTCACCGCCCCACGCGTGTGAGATATCGTACATCTGTCAGTCCAAAGGAGTTGGTGAGCTTGTCATCTGACTGCCTACCGTGTGGATATGGGAATTATAGTGCGTTCGCAGGCTCGAAAGAGCGCCATGCCGGTCATACACGTCCCCAGCTACGTGGAGATCCCCTTGGATTTGAATCGTTCCGTCATTGCACAATTTTAGAAAGCTACCGGTTTTGTGGACTAACCAGAATTCGCCACCAGGTGCCACGGGAGGCATTTGATTGACCGAATATACGCGACCCACGATGACACCTTGTTCGATGTCCCCGTCCTGAGGGACTAGGAGCACCTGATCTCCCGGGTTCGGTGGGCACGCTATGCCCCAACCGCTACCAACCCACTGCGACAGGACTGGAAGCCAGCCCGAGAGCACACCTTCCGGCTGAATGATAACACGTGCTGTGGCATTGTTGGCGTTTACCGACGTCACTGTGCCGAACTTAACTTGTCCGGCTGACTGGTCGAGGCTGGATGCATGAGATTTGATTATATTCGACAGAGCATTGGTCATGCTGATTGTATTTCGGCCAACTTATCGTGGTTTCTAGTCGTCGATAATCTGTGCTGCACGAACTGATTGGCTGCAACCTTGAGTAGAGCTAAAATGGCGCTCGATATCATCAATTCTGTAAGCCGTATCGAAACCTGAGTTGGTGTCATTTATAAGGATTGTTGTGCGCGGAGAGAGCGCGAGGTCCCAAGGCATATTCAGGTGCAAGATCGTGCTTAACCTTTTGAGTTCCGCAGTATAACGCTCCGCGGCATCGGAGACCTGCTGTGAGGTGTAATTCGACCCTGAAAAAAGAAAGGCCGGCGCGGCGGTGCCTAATGCTCCACTTGAGGTCGAAATGGCCGCAGCGCTTTCGCTGTCGTAGGCCGCCATGTTTTGGGAATTCCAGGACTGCACCTTAGCGAGGACATTTTGGCCGATGCCGAGATGTCGTTCCATGCGCGCACTCTGTACGTCTCGCCACGAAATCGCCACGGGCATAAGGTTCGTTCCACTCGCCGGCTGAAAATACAACGTCTGGCCCTGGACAAAGACATCAAATTCGTTCTGCCTGGCTAGCTGAACGACAAGGTCCCAGTCAGATTGAAATCGCGAGAACTGTCCAAGTGAAAGTTTCGTATATCCATCGCTATAGTATCGGCCGATGTTACCAGTCGTCGGGGTCACAACTGCACCTAGACCATGATACTGCGCTATCGTTGCCACGATCTCGGAAGCAGTTTGATTGACAAAATCCTGTTGTCGATAGGAGTCGATCATTGACGAAGAGAGATCTCGTCCTTCAAGGCCGACGGTCTTGTGGATTGCATCTACATGGATGGCGTCAGCCGTTCCTGTGATCAAGGGCTGGTAAGCCACGCCATATTTCGACGACACCGCGGCGGTCAACTCGACATAGGCAGACGAAATTGCCGACCAGAAGCCGAGATCTTCCGTTGGGCGGCCCCCAATCACGAAGGTAAGTGAGAAGGTATCGGCGGCGAAGCAGTTCGTCGTTGCGATCGAAGCCCGAAGCAGGCCGAAGACGGGATCTCCATTGATCGAGACCGCGATATCAACTCTGTCGCCTGAGCTCAGCAGCATTTTATTGCGGCCCAATTCCGTCGGACACCGTGGCTGAGTACGGCGGGATCAGGATTTGATTTTGCCCCGATAGAATCGGGTCACTCAAATTGTTCGTCCGTGCTATGTTGATCCACTGCAACGCACTACCAAGCTCGGCGGCTGCGATCGCAAATAGGTTGCCACCGATGACGGTGATTGTTTCCATGTCAGCCACCTAATCCGACTAAATTGCTGCCGATGCGTCCAACGTATGAGCTGACATTGACGATGCCAGCCAGAGACGCGGCGCTGTTTACTTTGGACTGATACAGGATCCCAAGTGACGCAGGTTCGATGTCCGACGGGATTGGCGTGCTGATCATCATTGACTGCTGATTTATCTGACCATTGACGACCCCAAGGGTGGACGCAACCGTTGTGATCGCCGCAGCCTGATCGGCAGACCCTGCGGTCAACGTATTTGCTCCGGTCAGCGCCGTCTGGAGCAATCCGAGGGAGATGTTGGTGCCGGTTGCAGCCGACAACGCGCTGCTAAGGTCGGAGGACAATTGCGTCGCTATGCTTGCGCCCTGGAATGATGTGCCTCGACTCTGATGAACAACGACACAGCTCAGTTGATACTCGATCCACCAAGGGCTGTAGTAGTCTGCCACAAAGCTTTTGATGATGACCTGGCGCCTGAACGTTTCCCAGGTTAGCCATACGCTATCGCCCGAAAGGCGTAGATTATCAAATGCTCGTGCTCGCACCTCAGCGTTAGGTCCGGAAAAGGTGCCATGGAACTGGATATCATCGTCATCGGGTCCGTTCCGTTCGACGATTCGTCGTCCGCTGGCCAGCGAATGAACCGTCAGGCGATGACGACCGCCGAAGCGGACTGACTGGGGGATCTCAAAGTCCCGAAGACCGATCGAGCCAAGCTGGATAGGAAATTTCTGCACGGTTTACTGCAACCTTGACAAAGTTGATCGCGACACCGGGTCAAATGCCTGATTAAAAAGGTGACACGCGGCCCCGTGGCAAACTTGCTCGAGGATCCACCCCTGTCATTCCCGTTGCTGGCTTTCCCAGCGTTCGCTCCAGGTGTTCGATCGCCCATTTCCCCAACGCAGCGCCATCCAGATAAACCATCGTGCCGCTCGTTGCTTTGCCAACCTGCTGATCACGAACCGAAAGGCTGCCGGGCTTGTCTCGCAATGGCAGGTGGTTGCTTGCAGCAAAACGCCCGGAAGGGCTGTCGTCACGGGTTGGTGGAGGCGGCGCCCTGACCGAGTCGATAACCCAGGGCCGCGGCGGGAAGGGTCGAGATATCGGTGGGCCCGAAGCCCTTGCACCTGCCGTTCCAGCATAAGGAAAAACTGTACTTGAAAGAGCATGTAATGCCTCATTCGACAGGATGGG